GCTCTAAGGTCAATGAAGATGAACTTCTTGACGATGATGGAATTGAAGGAAATAAGTCTCTTAATTTATCGGTTAATTTATCTACAACAACTAGAACATTATCGCCAATGATCGATCTGGATCGCTGTTCGGTTGTTCTAATCGGTAATAGAATGAATAAACCTATTACCGATTATGCTAATGATGAGCGCACTGCAGACCTTGAAAACGATCCACATGCATTTGTATATGCAACTAGACCAATTAGTCTAGAAAATCCAGCAACTTCAATTGATGTTTATGTTACTGCTTATGTAAATACAAAGAGTGACCTGAGAGCTTTCTATGCGATATCAGATGATGATAAAGAGAAAATGATCTATTATCCTTTCCCAGGTTTCAGTAATTTAGATGAAAGAGGAGATGTTGAAGATTTATCAAAGAGTGATGGACAACCAGATACAAAATTATCAAAAACTGATAGTGTTGGATTTAAATCTGATGAATTGGAGTTCCAAGAACTCAAATTTAGTATCAATAAATTACCCTCTTTCAGAACATTCGGTATAAAATTATGTGCATCCTCTGAGGACAGCACTTATCCTGTTAGACTAAAAGATCTGAGAGTAATTGCACTTGCATAACTATGAGTGAAGAATTTGATGACTACATCATACATGCTGATGATGAAGAGGAAGAAAGAGGTCTTGCTCTTGTAAAAGACTATGAAAATTTATTGAAAGATGAAGATACTGGAGCTGTGATTAACACCGATGAAGGTGAATATGAAGCATATTTAAAAATGCGTGAAATAAAGTTAGCAGAACAAAAAGAAAAATCTGCTATCAAGCATGAACTTGATTTTCTTAAAACAGCAGTGCTAGAATTACAACAAAAAGTAAGGGAGTTACAAAATGGATCCTAATGAAATTAAACTCGAAAAACTATCTAAAAATTTTGAATATGAAAAACTTTCTAGGGATATAGATAGTATAGATGATATTAAAGTTCTCCGAGATGTAACAAAAAGTTATATCAAGTTGTACTTAAAACAGCAAGAAACCCTTAAAATAATCTAATGGCTCAACCATCATCCAGACAAACACTAATAGATTACTGTAAGAGACAACTAGGTGCTCCTGTATTAGAAATTAACGTTGCAGATGAGCAAATAGATGATCTCCTGGATGATGCACTTCAATTTTTCCAAGAGCGTCATTTTGATGGAGTAGAGAAAACTTACTTAAAGTATAAACTCACTCAAACTGATATTGATAGAGGAAAAGGAACAGCAGGGATTACCACTACTACAGTGAGTGATGGTGGTATTGATTATGATTATGAAGAAGATTCAAGATATTTACCTCTCCCCGATGGAGTAATCGGTGTTGAGAGGATTCTTCATTTTAATGGATCCAACAACATCTCTAGTGGGATGTTTAACTTTAAATATCAATTGTTCTTGAATGATATTCACTATCTGGGATCTACTGAGTTGTTGACGTATCAAATGACCCAGACATTTTTATCTGATATTGATCATCTTCTTACTACTCAAAAAAAGATTAGATTTAATCAGAGAAAAGGTCGATTGTATATCGATATGGATTGGAATGAGGCAGTTGCTGGAGAATACTTAGTTTTAGACAGTTACGCAATTGCAGATCCATCATCATATACGAAAGTATATAATGATTCATTCTTAAAAAGATATCTAACGTCCCTCATAAAGAGACAGTGGGGAATGAACCTCATAAAGTTTCAGGGAGTAAAACTTCCTGGAGGCATAGAATTGAATGGTAGACAATTATATGATGATGCTCAGAAAGAGATTGATATGATTATGGAAAAAATGCCTACTTATTATGAGATGCCTCCTCTAGATATGATAGGATGATAAGATATGCTCAACCCATTTTTTCAGCAAGGATCAAAGTCGGAACAAAATCTAGTTCAAGATTTAATTAATGAACAACTACGAATGTATGGAGTGGATGTTTATTACATCCCAAGACTTTATGTAAATGAGAAGACTATCATACGAGAGGTAGTTGAGTCTGAATTTAGAGATGCATATCCTATTGAAGCTTATGTAGATACTAGTGAAGGATATGAAGGATCTGGTGAGATAATGAGTAAGTTTGGTATTGAATCCCAAGATGATCTAACTCTTACTATATCAAGAGAAAGATATGAAGAGTATATCAAACCACTGATAGAGAACAAGAGCAATATAAAACTATCAAAGAGACCTAAAGAAGGCGATTTAATATTTTTCCCACTTGGTAATAGACTATTTGAAATTAAGTTTGTAGAACATGAGCAACCTTTCTACCAACTGAAAAAGAACTATGTGTATCAACTAAGATGCGAACTCTTCAGATACAATGATGAAGTTATTGATACTGATGTAGATGCAATAGATAATGCTTTACTTGGAGCAACTTCATCTTCAGTAGCCTCTCTTGGTATTGGTGCAGAATTAGCAGGTACAAGAGTTTACACAATGACTGGTGTTGGAGCAACAGCATATGCTACAACAACCGTATTTAATGGTGGTGTAAGATTTGTATCTATTACAAATAGAGGAACTGGATATACATCAACACCTAATATTGTATTTTCACAATCTCCAGAAGTAACTGCTGTTGGTGTCGCAACAATGATTGCTGGAGTTGTTGATTTTTGCGAAGCAAATTATGATAAATCTAGAGTTCAAGGTGTTAGATTAACAAACACTGGATATGGATATACTTCAGAACCTTTAGTAAGGGCAACTGGTGGAGGTGGTAAAAATTTTGTTGGAACTGCAACAACTGCTCATGGTGTCGTTGGAATTATAACTGTGACTGATGGTGGAGGTGGATATGCAGGACTTCCCACAATTACTTTTAGTGCTCCTGTTGGATCTGGTGCAACTGCTATAGCAGAGGCGGTAGTAAGCACTGCGGGAACTATCACAGCAATTCACATACTCGACGCTGGTACTGGATATGAAACCTCTAACCCACCAACAATAACAATTGAAGATCCATACCTAGATGGATCTGGCGATTACGTTGTTGGAGAAACAATTGTTGGATCTAGTAGTTCTGTTACCGCTACTGTTAGATATTGGAATTCAACTACGAGACAATTAAATCTTGCACAACTTACGGGCGATTTTAATATCTATGATGAATTTGTTGGTGAAGAATCTGGAGCGAGACATAAAGCACTTCCTTCATCTATTATGGACAAATATAACATGCCAGATCCTTTTGTAGATAATGGAGATTTCCAGATACAAGCAGATGATATACTAGATTTTAGTGAGATAAACCCATTTGGTCGTCCATAGGGGTTACTTTTGTTAAATAGTATATAATTATCATTTAATCTAATGTTTGAGTATTTCTATCACGAAATTCTAAGGAAGACAGTAATATCATTCGGAACTCTTTTCAATGATATCAACATTAAGAAAACAGATTCTGCTGATAATGTTACTTCCGTAACGAAGGTGCCTCTTGCATATGGACCTATGCAAAAGTTTCTTGCTAGGCTTGAGCAATCTCCAGATCTAAACAAATCAACTCAAATTACATTACCTAGAATGTCTTTTGAGATGGCTGGTATTTCTTATGACTCGTCAAGAAAAGTAACAACAACTCAAACATTTTTAGCAGGAACAAAAGAAGACGGTTCAGACATTAGAAAAAACTACATGCCTGTACCATACAATATTGATTTTGAGTTAAGCATCTATACAAAAATAAACGATGAGATGCTTCAAATTGTGGAACAGATTCTTCCATATTTTCAACCACATTATACGATGACCGTTAATCTCTTGGACACTATTGGTGAAAAAAGAGATGTTCCGATTATTTTAAATTCTATAGGAATGGATGATCAATATGAAGGAAATTTTGAAACAAGAAGATCTTTAGTTTATACTTTAAGATTTACTGCAAAGACATATATCTTTGGACCAATTTCTACAGGATCTGCTACAGATATCATCAAAAAATCTGTTATTGGATTTGGTGCTGGTGGTCCTTCTGGTAGACAGATTGATGTTAGATATACTGCCGAAGCAGTCGCTACAAAGAGCTACTCAGAAACAAGTACAACTGCATTACTCAAAGACTTCCTCAAGACAGAAACAGTTATGGAAGTTATTTCTTCCTCTGGAATTGCCGCAGGAGACAAAGTATCAATCGGAGAAGAAACTGTTTATGTCTCTGATGTAACGGGTAATAAACTCAGAGTAACAAGAGGATATTACTCAACATCTGTTATTGATCATGTTAGTGGTACGGGCGTTAACTTAATCACCGAGGCAGACAACGCCAAGATTGAAGCTGGTGATGACTTTGGATTTAGTAGTGACTGGTCATGAGTAAAAATTTTGACGAATTAGACGAGACTTTTAATGTGGAAGCAGACATAGTTGAAACTCCAGAGAAAAAACTGGAGAAGATAAAATCAACTGCTGATGATATCAAAAAAGATTATGATTATACAAGAGGTAATCTGTATTCTATTATTGAAAAAGGTCAAGAAGCACTAAATGGTGCTCTTGAATTAGCACAAGAAACAGAGTCTCCAAGAGCATATGAAGTGACGGGTCAGTTGATTAAAAGTATTTCTGATGCAACAGATAAGTTATTAGATCTTCAGAAAAAACTAAAAGAAGTTGAAGAAGATAAATCTAAAGGACCAACAAATGTTACCAATGCTTTGTTTGTTGGGTCTACAGCAGACCTAGCAAAACTTTTAAAACAGCAACAGGGTAATAAATAATCCTATAACTAAACGGAAATCCAATGAGTGTTCCTGCAGTAACATCGATAGTAATATACAAAGGAACTGACTTTGAAGAAAAAGTTTCTATTGCTCTCACAACCTTAGCTGGTACAGAAACCGTAACGGCAAAAGTTAGAAAGCATGAAACTGCTAGTACCTCATATAGTTTTGATACTCATATAGATACAACTAATAATGCAGTTGTTATATCAATGGGCAATAGTGTTACTGATAATCTAACAGAAGGTAGAAACTACTTTGATATCATTTCTCAGAATGCATCTACTAATAAAATTATGAAACTGGTCGAAGGTTCAATAATAGTAAATCCAACAGTATCCTCATGAATTTTTTATCTCAATTTATGATGATGTCTTCTGCAATCGTGATGGCATCACCAACTGATGATGAAGCTGTATTTACAACTCCTGGAACTTATTCTTGGACTGCTCCACCAAAAGTTAGGAGTGTGAGTGTTGTTTGTATTGGTGGTGGAGCTAGTCCTCTCGTAACCTCTTCAAGTTTTCCTGGTGGAGGTGGAGGTGGATTAGTGTATTCTAATGAAATAGCAGTAACCCCTGGTCAATCTTATACTGTGGTAGTTGGATCTGGAGGTGCTTCTTCAGGAACTTCAGTCAGTTCAATAACAGGAGAAGATGGGGGTCTCTCTAGTTTTTCTGCTGGAGGAGTTACCATAACGGCAAACGGTGGGCAGAAAGATGGAACTGGTGGAACATACTCTGGAGGAAGTGGTGGTGCTAACGGCGGATCTACAGATTCTAGTGGTGCGGGCGGCGGTGGCGCTGCTGGATATACTGGAAATGGTGGCGCAGGAGGAGTAGGTGGATCTTCTTCAGTTGGAGGCGCAGGTGGAGATGGATCTGGCGGTGGATCTGGTGGTGGAGGTGGTTCATTTGCACAAACTTATACCACAACTCAACCAGGTAGAGCATCTTCTGGTGGAGGAACAGGAATATTTGGACAAGGTTCAAATGGAACTGGAGGTTCTGGAGCAACATCTGCTTCTGGTTTAGGAAATGCAACATCTGCAGGGGGAGGAAGCAATGGTACTGATGGTGATTTAAATGGTGGATTGTATGGTGGCGGAGGAAGATCGGGTTTTCTTAAAACTGATCCATCTGATTTATACCTTGCAGGCGGATCGGGTGGAGGTGGAGCAGTAAGAATCATATGGCCAGGAAACGTCAGGCAGTTTCCATCAATAAATACTCAAGAGATCTAGTATAGTTTAATGTTAATAAAAATAGAAAACGGAGTTCCAGTTGGTGAACCACCAATTGACGAACGAAACTTCAGACAATTACATTCTAATACTTCTTTCCCAAGGACACTCACTCCCGAAGATGTAGAGTCTTTTGGTTATGGACTATTTCAACAAACTAGTCAACCAGAACCAGCTAGGTTTATGAAATGTGTTGAAGACACACCAGTAAAAAATGAATCTGGATTTTATATGCAGACTTGGAAAAGAACTGCAATGAGTTCTGATGAAATAGATGAGATTACAAAAGCAAAAGAAAAAGAAGTTAAAAATATTAGAGATGAAAAATTAAAAGAGAGTGATTGGTTAATTTTGGCGTCTACTTCAGGTGAGTTAAGCGTTCATCCTTTGATGATGAATCAATGGAAAAATTACAGAAAACGTCTCAGAAATATTTCTAATCAGAATGGATATCCTTGGAACGTAACTTGGCCAGAACAACCCGTTGTGAACGTTCCTCGTGACTTTGAGGAACAACTATAAATAAAAGCATACTAAAAAGAGACGAGAATGTCCCAGCTATTCGTTGATACTATAAGAAATAGAGATGGTAATGGTGCCCCAGTATTTGATAAGGGTGTCGTCATCACCGGCATTGTTACTGCGTCTTCAATTTCAATTGGAGTAACAGAAGTTGTTAGCTCTGGATTTCAGTTAACAAATATTTTAGGTCTTGATGCAACAACCACAGCAACTATAGAATCTGCTGTTGCATCTGCACCAAATGACTTCACAAGTTTAAATGTAAGTGGTATTTCCACATTTGGATCTAATATAGATCTTAACTCAAGTATTGATATATCAGGACATACAGAAACAAATACTTTAAATGCAGTTGGAATTTTAACGGCTTCATTATTATCAACAGGAGCAGAAGGGTCTGCTATTCGTATTTCTTCAAATACAATCAGTGGTCCAGCAACACTTACAATTGATCCTGCTGGTATTGGGACAAACACAGGAACAGTTGTAATTCAGGGTGATCTTCAAGTAGAAGGTGATACGACAACCGTAAACTCCACTACTTTAACTGTAGACGATAAAAATATTATTCTTGCTAGTGGTTCTCTCACCGACGCATCTTCTGATGGTGGTGGTATCACGCTAGAATCTGGAGAAGGAAATAAAACAATTAATTGGGTCGATTCTACAGACTCTTGGACATTCTCTGAGAATATTGATCTTGCTTCTAGTAAGACTTTCAAAATAAATGGAGTAGATATTCTCTCAGCAACAACGCTTGGATCTAGTGTTGTTAATTCTTCACTAACATCTGTGGGAACATTAACAACACTCAATGTATCTGGTGACTTAGATGTAGACGGACATACTAACTTAGATAACGTAAATATTTCTGGAATAGTTACTTCTGCTGGTGGATTTAGTGGTAATATTTACATCAATGAATCTGTAGATGATGATGCTGATTATAACATCATGATGTTACAAACGACTGGTGGAGGTAATGCATATAAACCAGTCATGGTTGATAATGGTGGTATTGAATTCAATCCATCTTTGAATAAACTTAATCTTCAAGGAACGCCTGGTGTTCAAATACATGGTACATCTGGAAGTATAGAGGCTGTAAATGTAAATCTATCTGGAATTGTTACTGCAACCACTATTAATGCAACAACGTTTGTTGGAGACGGTGACTTTGTTGAATTAGATGTTGATGGACACACTAATCTTGATAATGTAACTGTTGGTGGTGCTATTACTGCTACTACATTTACAGGTGCTTTAGATGGTAATGCAACTACAGCAACCACTGCTGGAACAGTTACAACTGCTGCTCAACCAAACATCACTTCACTTGGTACTCTGAGTGCTGTTACAGTATCTGGTCTTGCTGACCTTAATGGTGACTTGGATGTTGATGGACACACTAATCTTGATAATGTAAGTATCGCAGGTATTACTACTGTTGGTCTAACAACAGTTTTAGAAACAGGAATTTTAACTCATGATTTAAATGTTTCTGGAGTATCTACTTTTAATGGTGATATCCGATTAACAGAACAAGACGGTTCTGGTATTTATTTTGGAGAAAGCCTTGATTTTGCAATTGCACATGATGGAAATAATTCATATGTCTTTGAAAGAGGAGGTACTGGAAATGTATACATTGCTGGCAGTAACGAAGTTATTATTGCCGATGCATCAGGTGCAGGACCTAACCCTGCCGATTATGTTACCGAAACAAAAGCTAGATTTGTTACAAATGGTCCAGTAAGACTTTATTACGATAATGTAGAAAAATTTGCAACCGCTGGATCAGGTGCAACAGTATATGGAACATTCACTGCAGACACTTTAAGTGTTTCTGGTGTTTCTACTTTCACTGGTGATATTGATGTAGATGGTCATACCAACTTAGATAATGTAAGTATTTCTGGTATAGTCACAGCAACTCAAGGTGTAGTTGATGGTGCTGGTAATTTAAGAACTCTTCCTCAATTATCTAAGTCCAGTGCTTATGTATTGATTGCTTCCGATACTGGTAAGCATATTAGCATAACAACAGGCGGAGTTACTGTTCCCTCCGGTGTCTTTAGTGCTGGTGATGTTGTAACCATCTTTAATAATAGTTCAAGTTCTCAGACAATTACTCAAGCTGGTTCAGTAACTTTGAGGCAGGCAGCAACTACAAATACTGGAAATAGAACTCTCGCTGAATATGGAGTAGCAACTGTTATGTGTGTTGCTGCTAATACGTTTGTAATTTCTGGAGCAGGATTATCTTAATATGTCAGTAGTAAGTCAAGCGATTCTTTTGGGATTTAGTAATAGTTCTGCTTCTAACGAAGCATATTGGTATGTAACCATAGGTAATGCATCCAGTAATAAAGGTTATGATGTAAAAATTGATTCTTCTAAAAATGTTTATCTTTCAGGGTCATCGTACCCCGACCACTCTATAGTAGTCAAATATGATGCAAGTGGTAGTCTTCAATGGCAGCGTACAATTACCGCAGATGAAGCCGAAATTACTTCACTTGGGTTAGATAGTTCTAATAATATTTACGTTGTTGGTGATACTGAATCAAACAGTCAAGGTGGTAGAGACTTTTATATTGTTAAATTGAACAACTCAGGAACTGAACAATGGCAGCGTGGATTAGGTAGTACAGGAAGTGAAGAGTCTATAGGGCATTCATCAACTGATAGTTCGGGAAATACTTATGGTTGTGGATATGCATCGGGTTTCGACAATATGTTTTTATTTAAGTATAATAGTTCCGGAACTCTTCAATGGCAGAGAAGTCTTACGTCGGGGTCCACAGCGCAGTCATTTCATAGTGATTTAGTACTTGACTCATCAGGAAATGTTTATGCGTCTGGGGAATCGGATTTAGGAGTAACTAACGATAGCGCCCTTACTCTTGTAAAATACAATAGTTCAGGAACTCTCCAATGGAAGAAGAGTTTAAAAACATCTACACCTAGAGAAGTGGGAAACGCTGTTGCGATCGACAGCTCAGGTAATCTTTATGTTTGCGGATCTACTAGATTAGGAAGTAGTTCAAATGATCGGGATTTGTTTCTTGTAAAATATAACAGTTCAGGAGCAGTTCAGTGGGAGCGTGCATTAGGTGGAACTGACGAAGAAATAGGACATGGAGTTGCTGTTGATAGTTCAGATAATGTTTATGTTTGCGGAACTAGTCAGTCAATATCTGGAAGCACTAGGTATATGATGATTGCTAAATTTAATAGTTCAGGGTCTCTCCAATGGGAACGGTCTTTAGGCGGATCAAGTGATAGTCGTGCAGAAAGGATAAAAGTAGATGGTTCTGATAATCTTTATGTTGCTGGTTATACTAAAGCAACAGGTCAGGGTAACGATGATGTCTTTGTTATTAAGCTTCCAAATGATGGATCGTTAACTGGTACATATGGTTCTCTTACATATGCAGCAACTAACTTTACCCTAACGACATCTATTTCAACGACAGAGGCAGACTTAAATTTGACTGGTTCTAATGGAACATTAACAGATTACGCTCAAAGTCTAACGGTATCTACTTCTAGTTTTACTTCGGCAACTACTTCACTATAAATATAAATAACTAAAACTAGTAAAGGGGATAGTGAACCTTGGCTATTCAGAAGAATTTTGTTATAAAGAACGGTCTAGAGGTTGACGAAAATACTTTATATGTAGATGCTGATAATAATAAAGTTGGTGTCGGTACAATATTCCCCGATGTAGAACTCAAAGTATTAGGATCTATTGGTTGCACAGATTTTGCAGCAACTAGAAATTTTTCAGTGAGTGGAATATCCACTTTCAATAACCTTCAGTTTACTGGACAAAGTTTAACAATTGGTTCAACATCTGGAGATCCTGGACAATATTTACGCTCCACTGGTTCGGGTGTTGAATGGGCAACCTTTCCAACTGCAGTTAGAACAACCACAGCGTTTACTGCTGTCGATGATCAAACAACTTTTACATATGCATATAACGTTGGATTTCTTGATGTATATGTAAATGGTGTAAAACTGAAGGGCGATGGAATAACAGATATCACCGATTATATTGCTAATAATGGTATTAATTTCACTCTGACTGAAGAGTGTTATGCGGGAGATTTTGTAGAAGCAGTTGCATATAACCCAGCATCTGTTGGATCTGGAAGCACTGGTATTCTTGGAGTTACCGTACAAGATGAAGGAACAGTTGTTGGTAATATGAATGGAGTTAGCTCCATCAACTTTGTTGGAGTTGCAATTACTTCTGTTGGTAGCGGTGCGGGTGTTACTGTTACTGTAAATCCAACTGGAATTAGTACAGTAGGAACAAGTACATTTAATAATCTTTCAATTTCTGGTGTTACCACTGCATCATCAGATGTAGTAATTGGAGTGAACACCTCTAGTGGTTTAGTCCTCAGTGATTCTACAGGACAACAATATAGAGTCAGTGTGAACACTGATGGAACTCTATTTACAGTATCTATCTGATAAATACACTCATAGGGAGACTCTACTAACATGGCCAGGAACAATAGAGAACTATCTCAGTTAGGCGCATTTATTTCCATAACAGACAATACCCAGGAAATTGGTGCTGGTATTTTAGATGCTAACGAGGTAAATCGCCACGTAATGGCCATTGGCGCGACAGATCATACTGGATTGACTGTACCACCAGCTATCGGAATTGGAACGACTAATCCTGGAAAAGATAAGGTTACGGTTCTTGCCGATGTTAATATTGCAAGACAGATTGGTGGTGAAGGTGGTAATTTAATAGTAGATCAAGATCTAAAAGTAGAGGCAGAATCTGAAATTAAAGGTATACTTCATCTTACTAGTGGTCTTACCACAAGTATGGGTGGAAGTGATCCTAATGAAGTTTCTCTTAGAGTCCCTCATGGAATTTCGGAATTTGGTAATGAAGTAGAAATAAATCCGGCAGTTTCTCTAAGAAATCAGGCTGATAAGGGAACAGGTTCAAATATACATCCTACAGGTCTTGGCGTCACTATTGTACCTGTAAATTTAGTTGATACTAATATAGCAATTACAACTAGTTACCAAGTTAATAGTGGCGGCAGTGTAGTTACAAGTACGACTCCAGGTCTCACTAATAAAATTAGAACAGAGATACCAGTTAGAATTGATTATAATCATCATCTTCAAGCGTTTCCCACTGATAGGGATAATCCAGCATTGACCACACTTGGATTTCACTCTATGAGTGGTCCAGTTAGGTTTAATACTATTTTAGGAAGCGAAACAATTGCTGCATCAAGATATGATGCAGTTCTTGGAATTACAACTAATCCAAGAGTTGGTACTTTTGAAATCTCCCATCCAGGTGGTCATATAGGAATTGAAGGTCCTGTAAGTCAGGGTGGTGGAAAAGTAACCGTTCAAAACATTTCTATCAGTACTTATACAAATTTTGATGGTACTGCAGCAAACGGTTATGTATTAATTCCATACAATTTAGATATCGATTATGGTCTTCAATCATACTCTGGAAGTAGATTTCAAGGAGGATTTTTAACAGATGACCTTCACGTAACTTCCACAAATGGTATTTCTACAATTACCGGTAGTTTATATTTACCCCAGACTGGAAGTTTACCAGCATGGAATGTTGGTATGGGTCTTTCTGATGGAACTGGTCCAGAGTTACAAGTTGAAGGATCTTCACAGTTTAGTGGTTCGATAAGAGTAGGTTTAGCTTCACGAGCAACAACTGGAGACGTTGCCGCAGATGGGGTAATGTCAATTCAATGTGGTGCTGGAATAACTGCAACGAATTTACATCTCTATGGTAATGATCCTGATGAAAAAAGTTTTACACGTCTAGAAACAGTTTTAGTTTCTCTTGGAAAAAGTTCATCTAGTTTTGATAACTCTAATAATCCATACGGTATTGAATTTAGAGCACCAGTATACACTAATATAATACCAAAAGAGAATGGTGCAGTATCAACAGATGCTGGTACTTTAGGTACTCCGGAAAGGTATTGGAAAGAATTATGGGTTGATAGAATAGATTCAAATAAACTTTCCATTTCAACGTCAATCGTTAACTCTGGTGGTTTATATCAAACTGGTATTTCTACTTTTCAATTTGGGGGTAGACTAGAATATCGGGCTGATGATCCCGCCGAGTTCCATACTCCTATTCATGCATCTGGTATATCTTCATTTAGAACTTTATTTGCCGAGAATCTAACAGTAGCAAATGATATCGTAGGTACTGCAGTCACCGCTCTGCAATCTAAAAGAATTTATGTTGGATCTGCAGTTACTGCTCAATACTATAGATTGGTTTTAACTGATGAAGATGGTAATGATGATGATGGTTCTATCTTTGTTGATCCAGCTGGAATTGAAACAGCTCTTGCATATGATCCAGGTAGCAATATTTTAAATGTTCCTGGAGATATAAGAATAAGTGGAACTGATGCTGGAAGTGATGATGGAGTTATCCAAATATTAGCTCCACAAGCAAGATCCACTTTGAGGATGTTCCAGACTAATGTTTCTAGTGCAGAAATACTAACTCAAGGTCATAGATCTCTTTCCGTTGGATCAACTCTTGGTATAACAACTATAAACTCCTATAAAAACTCCATACGAGGAGACCTTCTGTTGGGAGCACTTGGAGTTTCTACAGTATCAATCTCTGACGTTAATGGATTGGAAAACATAACCATTACAGGGAATACCTTAACGGAAATTGCTGGTAGTATGGCTATGGAAGGTGATACCTTCGATGTGCGAAATGATGTATTCAATTTCTGTAATTCAAACTCTACGATTATTTCAGCTTTTGCTCTTGGCGATAATATTTCAATAGGTGCAACTGTTGGATTCACATCTATAAGAACTCCAATTGTAAGAACTGCTGGTTCGATAAGAGTTGATGGTAATTTAATTTCTGATAGTTCGGGTTCGGATCATATCATCATGATTCCTGGTAGTGCTGGTGTTGATGCTATAACAAGAGTTGCTGGAGATCTTCAGATTGATGGTCAGGACATTCGTGTTGCTGGTGGTGTAACAAACATTACAATGAATACTGATATTAATACCACCTTTGCGGGTGATATTACTGTTGGTGGTAATGAAATTAGAAATGGTGATGGTACTCTTAACATTACTCTGTTTGGAGGTGGTCTCACTAGTATCGGTGGTACACTGAGAGTTGAAGGTGATGAAATTCAAGCAGGAACTGGAGTAACAAATATTACTCTTACTCAGAATTTCACTCAAATTGAAAAAGATCTTAGAGTAAATGGTAATAATATCAGATCTTCTGATAATAATATCAATATTACTATGGATTCAAATACCAGAACAAGTGTTTCTGGAAATTTATCCGTTGGAAACAATATAATTGAAGCATCTGATCAACAAGCTGCTATAACTTTAACTCCTGCTTCTGGTTCTGTTGCAATAAGTTCTAACTTAACGGTCAATAATGATTTTGAAGTTTTAGGAAGTGAAACTGATATTAAATCCGAAAATGTTAGAATTAAAGATACGTTAGTTAGTATCGGATTAACAGAAGGAACTGGAACAGGATCTCTAGTTGTACCTACAGTAGATGAAAATAAAGATGTTGGATTAATTCTAAATTACTATGATGCTGGTTCAAAACAAGCAGCACTTTTCTGGGATGATTCTTTAGGAAGCGTTGGAATTGCTTCTGACGTATCAGAAAATTCAAGTGTATTAACTATTAATCAATATGCGAAAATAATTGCAAAATCAATAGCAATTTCTGACTGTGCTGGAACTTCAGATATCGTTCAATGTGAGGGGACAACAAGAAGCTTAGCGAATATCGTCATCGATGGTGGGGAGTACTAAGGTTACTAAATAAGATAGCACTCAATTTCTATTGAGTATTACGGTATATACCAAACATGTAGAAGATGTCAGATCCCCAAATTCGTTTAAAACGGTCAACAGTAGCTGGTAAAATCCCAACTACCGCACAACTTGCTCTTGGTGAGTTAGCTGTAAATGCTTTTGACGGAGAAGTATTCTTAAAGCAAGATACAGCAGGAGTTGGAATTGCTACTCGCGTTATTAGAGTAGGTGCTGGAGGATCTTTAGGAAAGACTATCTTTGTATGTAAAGAAGGTAATGATGCTAATACTGGTTTAAATGAAAAGGATGCAAAACTAACAATCAAAGCAGCATCAGAAATTGCAGAAATCTTTGATACTATTAAAGTTTATCCTGGTGTATATGTTGAGAACAACCCAATTCTGCTCGACAAGAATGTATCAGTAGAGGGTTTAGAATTAAGAAACTGCATTGTTTCTCCAGGAAATACGGATAAAGATTTATTTCATGTTAATGATGGATGTCACCTGACCGACCTTGGATTTACAGGTCAGATGCAAGCAGGTGCTGCTGCAGTTGCCTTTAGACCTCTTGAGAGTGTAGCATCCGATAGATATTTCGACGCAGCAAGACTCATTCGCGTCAACTCAGACTTTATTGCAAGAGAAGCAGTTGGATTCCTAACCAGTGGATATAGTGGATATGCTGGTGGACACCTTGAGCAAGATGGTGCAACTGCTCTGGAAGCAAACTTAGATTTTATTGCACAAGAAGCAGTAGGTTATATTACGAGCACTGATTATAAGAATCCAGCATTTGCTGTGACTGGTGAGTCTGGTCCAATGGAGGCGCAGAATTGCAGAGACGATGTTAAAGACGTACTCAAATCTGTTGCATATGACCTCAAGTCTACCGGTAATTTACAATCAGTAGGTGCAGCACTATCTTATTTTACTGCTGGTGGTGCTTTAGATCACGTTAACGGTACGGATATAAACGGATATAGTATTGCAGAAGCTACTGTTGTTGCTATTGATAGAGCAGTTGGTATTGCATCATATGTAGTTAATCAGAGACCATGGGCTAGTGTTGGTGCTGGTGGTACTACAAACGTTACTGGATTTGTTTATGATAATCTAACTGGTATCGCTACTGTTACTTCTGTTGGTCATGGAGTAACGACAGGAGATATTGTTGAATTTGCTGGATTAGCATTTACATGTGCTTCTCAATATGCTGGTTTAACTACTCACATATTCCCAGATGGAACGAACGGTGAATATTTTACAGTAACAGAATTTGTTGATAATAATACCTTTAAGACAAATGTTGCTATTTCTTCAATCGCTCATAATTACGATACTGGTGGAACAGTAGAAAAGCATAATAACTACTATACAGATCATACCCAAGCAATTGATCCTACAAGAAGAAACAAAAGAATCTTGTATGATAATGTAGGCACTAAAGTAATTGTAGGAACTGGATGGTGTGTTGGAGTTGCTAATAGTATTGGATATCTTGCAGGAATTACCACCAATGCTATTGGTGCTGGTTCTTCTTCTGGTGTTGTTGGAATTATCACTGGTATCAATCTCGATACATTCCGTTGCTCCAGAGACGTAAGAGATATTCTTAAGGCAGTTTGTTACGATATTACAAGAGGTGGATCCACAAAGGTTGTTGCTGCTGGTAAGACTTACTTTGATGAGTCATTGGCTCAACTCGGTATTTCTTCTTTCGCTGCTGCTACTCTCAAAAACTCCCCAGTTGATGAAGTAACTCAAACAATTCGTGCAGTAGATTATGCCCAAGGTATTGTTCGTTGTGTAATTAACAACACAACATGGGGTGGTGTTTCTATTGGATATACTACTCCGATTCAAAGCATCGTTTATGATGCTAATACCGGAATGTCCACTGTTTCCACTAGATATGATCATGAGTTGTCCAAAGATGATGGAATTGAAGTTGCAGGTCTGAAGTTTACTTGTCCTGCAGGATCTCCTGGATCCGAAATCACGGTTATTTCTGCGACATCTGATAATGCTACGGGTATTACTACAATTGAAACATCGTCTAATCATGAGTTAAAGTCTGGCGATGGTATCAAAATTTCTTCAACTACTGGTAGTACTTATACTAATTTGATTGTAGATGATAAAGTTTCTGATACTACATTCGTAACAAGAGTTGGAAGTGGACAAGGATCTAATGCTAGTCTCACTGGAACCATTACACTTCAACGTTATTACACTCCAGAAGTATCAATCAATT